TGTTACGTCTTTAAAGACACGATGGGCGAAGTTCAATAAGCAGTGTATGGGAGGTATTGAACCTAATACCGTTTATACCATAGCTGGTATTTCAGGAACTGGTAAGAGTAGTTTTGTAAATACTATGACTACCGATTTAATTGATTTGAATCCTTCTGATGATATGATTATTCTAAACTTCTCACTAGAGATGGTTGGATTTAGGCAAATAGGAAGAACGCTTTCCAATAAGCTGAGGAAAACGACTTCTACTTTGTATAGTTCGGAAACGGACCTGGATGATGAGACCTTCAGAAAAGTCATTTCAGTATCCAACAAGCTAAAGGAGTATCCTATCTACTTTGTAGAGAAACCTTGTACTCCTATGCAGATAGAAGAAATCATAAATAGTTTCTATAACCAGTATGTAAAAGGTACTGGTAAACATTTTATTGTAACTCTGGATCATACGCTGTTGACCAAACCGATAGGTTCGCAGTTAGACACAATAAGTGAGCTTGAACGAGTATTAATTCAAACGAAAAAACTGCCGCTCACATCTGTGATCCAGATTGCACAGATGAATAGAAATATAGAGTCATCAGAAAGAATCAACAACCCATTGGGTCATTATCCGATGAGAAGTGATTTATCGTCGTCTGACGCAATGTTTCAGGCCAGCGATTATGTAATGGTCTTGCAACGACCAGAGATATTGAACATTCAAGAGTACGGTCCCAATCATCTACCTACACAAAATAAAGTATACATGCATATCCTGAAGAATAGAGATGCAGGAAAGCCGTGTATCCTCGAATTTGAGAACGACTTGATGTTTAACAATCTGGTTGAAAGTTAATGCGTCTTACGAAGTATTAACATAAAAACAGACTGAATATTATGATGACAGCAACTTTTAAGACTAATAAGACTAACAATAATAACAACAACGGTTTTACTTTTCTTCTCAACAATAAGCTTCATTATGAGCCGAATTACTCCGAGATTTTGGATGACATTATTCTTGCTGATATAAAGAAGAAGAACAGTTATCTGTTTGATAGTAAGCCTATTAGTTTTGATTTTAGCACCCTGAAGGAGGAGACACCTAGTTTCCTGGATGCCATCAAGTTCCTTACCAATTACAAGAAGTGTAAGAAGATTTCAAACATTCCTTTTGCTTTTGGTAAGATGTATACGCTTAGTGACGGTACGCCGATCGTGTTCTACGACGACGAGATTAAGATTGGTTTCGATACTTATAAGTATTCTGACTTTACTGATCTGTCGTTCTTGAACGGCCTTACCGATAACACGAAGAAGACTATTATTAATATTTATGCTGCAGCAGGCACAAAGATTAACATTAATCTTCTTTAATAAAATAAATAGAACCTATGAGTCTAACATTACCTACATCTAAAATTCCAGCAGTTTCTACAAACCCAAGATATATGGTTTTATATGGGCTTCCAAAAGCAGGCAAGACATCTTGCGTTGCTCAGCTTGATAACAACCTAATCATAGACCTCGAAGGCGGGTCTCAGTTTATTGATGCTATGTCCATACAGGCACGTAACATTAATGAATTAGGAGAAATTGCTCAAGCCATTAGAGCTAAGAATACTGAAGTAGGGCATAATTTCTATAAACGAATCACAATAGATAATGCAACACGTCTTGAAGACATTTGTATGTCTTATGCTTGCACTCTCTATCGAAAGACGGAGCTTGGCAGGAACTGGAAAGGAGACGACGTTACTACACTTGCACATGGTGCAGGTTACAAGTATCTGAGAGACGCCGTTAAAAAGGTAATTGATATGTTCAAGGACCTTTGTGATGAGTTCATTCTTATTGGCCATGTCAAAGATAGTATCACCGATAAAGACGGCCAAGAGGTCAACGCAAAAGAAATTGACCTCATTGGTAAGCTTGGAAGAATCATCTGCGGACTTGCAGACGCAGTCGGCTATGTATATCGAAAAGATAACGAGACTCACATCTCTTTTAAATCAGAAGGGGATGGAACGACTATGGAAGCCCGCGCGAGACATCTTGCAGGCAAGGATATTATCATTGCAAAGGGAAATGAGGACGGCACTCTGACCACTTATTGGGATAGAGTTTATTTGCCCGAATAATTCAGAATCTACGAATCAGTAATTAAAGGAAGAAATTATGTACAGTACAAAAACAGCAACAACAAACAATAACGAGTTTAACAGCTCTTATATGCCTGTAGGCATTAACGAAAACATTACTTTGAAAGAAGTAAACGTAAACAAGACACCGAATGGTCGTGACTTCTTGGAGATTATCTTCGAGAATGAACAGGGCCAGACGGCTACCATGACTGAGTGGAAGAACGAAAAGAATATGTGGATTAAGACCGATGAAGATCTTCAGAATCGTGATAATCAGCAATTCGGTCGTATTCTGCAAGTTATAGATGCAGCAATCGGTTCTCATATCGACTTTGAAGGTAGTTCGTTTGCAGAGATGATTAACTGGGTAAAAACTCAGCTTGAACCAGCTACAAATCCCGATAACATACGTCAATGTATGCGTCTTAAGGTTGTTTATGATAAGAAGGGTTATACGAAAGTTAGCTCTCTTGGTGTTTTCGTTGAACCTATGAGTGTTGCAAAAGAAGAGTCTCAGATTAAGCTTTGGAAGAACGATCTTCTGGAGCGTCCAGTACAGGCTGACGTTGAGAAGCCTGTTGATCCGCT